AACGCACAGTCTACCCAACCGGCTCTTCGTAACTTTATGGAAGAGTTCTCGGCTAACTGTGGCTTCATCCTGACCTGCAACTTCAAGGATCGTATCATCGAGCCGTTGCAGTCACGTTGCTCCGTCATCAACTTCAAGATCTCTAAGGCAGAGATGGCTACCCTCGCATCTCAGTTCATGAAGCGTGTGGTTGTCATCCTTGAGAAGGAGAACGTGCCGTTCGAGAAGGCGGCGGTTGCTCAGGTTCTGAGTAAACACTTCCCCGACTGGCGTCGCGTTCTCAATGAACTCCAGCAGTACTCTGCTACTGGTAACATTGACTCTGGTATCCTGTCAAACTTCTCAGACTCTGCACTCACCAAGCTTATCACGTACCTGAAGGACCGTAACTTCAGTGGCATGCGCAAGTGGGTTGCAGAGTCTGACATGGATACTACAGAGTTCTTCCGTGCCTTCTTTGACAAGGCGGAGGACTATATCAAGGCTAACTCAATCCCCGTCTTGGTTCTCCACCTTGCAAAGTATCAATATCAGAATGCATTTGCAGCTGATCCTGAGATTAATCTGACTGCCTGTCTCACCGAAGTCATGGCGGACTGCGAGTTCTTGTGACCTGGTTCAACAAGAACAAGACATGCGCCGTGTGTGAAGATAAGTATCCCAAGAGTGTGCCATTCCACGAGATGCGGGTAAATACTGATAGTGGTGTGGTCTCTCTTGAGATATGTGAGAAATGTGCAGACTTCTTTGACAAGTCTGCCGAAGTGATTATGAAGGGCAGACAGAAAGATGAACCCATTTGATTTTGTAGCATCGATCAATTCCACTAAAAAGAACCTAATGAAAGGTACGGAGAACGATAAGCTAGCAGAGAAGACTTACAACGCATTCATTACTAACAAAGCACTATCCTACTTTGCTGACACCATTCAGCTCGCCAACATGATGAACGTTCATCATGGACTGGACAACAAGTTGCAATATTCCTTTCTAATAAATATTGTACGGCCCAGTAAACGATATTCGAAATGGGTAAAGAAAGATAAGGATAGTGATTTAGAGCTAGTAATGTCCTACTACGGCTATAACCGTCAAAAGGCCAAAGCCGCAATTAAGTTGCTTTCCCCAGATCAAATGAAAACAATAAAAAACAAGCTTGATAAGGGTGGAGTCAAAAATGAACGTAGTCGATAGTTTAATCGAGGTAAGACTCGGCGAGGAAGACGATTTCCTGAAGGTTCGTGAGACGCTGACACGTATCGGTGTTGCATCACGCAAGGACAAGACTCTGTACCAATCATGCCATATCCTGCACAAGCAGGGAAAGTATTACATCGTTCACTTCAAGGAACTCTTTGCTCTTGACGGTAAGCCATCTAACTTCTCTGAGGAGGATATGGGCCGTAGGAACGTAATCACGAATCTTCTGGTAGATTGGGGTCTGATCAAGTTGGCTGAGGATGGTAGCACAGCATCTCCGCTGACTCCACTGAACCAGATCAAGATCCTTCCCTTCAAGGAGAAGGATGAGTGGAACCTGGTGACAAAGTACAGCATAGGTCGTAAAAAGTAATCCATCTACATTTTCAAAACTAAATGCGCTCGGTTGATTCTGGGCGCATTTTTGTATGTACAATATTATGAAAAGAGTGTAGGATGAATCTATGATGATGAAAGGAACAAATATGATCACTAACCTCTGTGGTGGTTCGTTCGAACTGCGTACCGGCCGTCCTTGGACTCATGGTATCAGCCCCTTCCGTGAGCGTGAGATTCTTAAGCTTCATTGGGAAAAGGTTGGTCCATGTCATGGCCGATACTTCTTCGAGATCGACGGCGTGCAGTACTCTGCCAAGAAGATCTCGCCTCGTATCGAAGGTATTCAGATGCACGGCTAAAATAGTTGTGTACAATATTCCAAAACTGTGTATAATGGATATATCAACCAATGAGAAGGTATTCAAAATGTTCTTGACCCTTGCTGATATCGATGCCATGTTCCCTGAAACCAAGGATGGTTCGTTGTACTCTGATCTGTACAAGGATGTATATGGTAGCCGCCCACGTTACGTCACGTTCGTGTCAATGCAGGAGTTTGACGAAGACTTTGCCTACCTAAACACGCAGGCCGAACGCCAGATCTCGGAACAGAAGGTCGAGCAGCATTATAACTTTGAGGCTTTCATTGCTCGGGTCGACGAGACGATGAAACTTGTCGAAGGTTCTACTCGTACGCGTGCTATCGAGATCATTGCAGATGCTGAAGGCCTTAGTGCCGATGAGCTCAGCTTCTATGGATATGAGGTACTCGAGTATGAGCTCGGTATCAAGTTTGGTTCGATCAAACAGTGGTTGACGGAGGAAGCAAAATAGTTGTGTACATATTATCAAAGTTATGGTAGTATGAATAATAAGCTAAGGAGACAGACCAATGACTGAGATCGAGAAATTGAAGGCCGCAGGGGACGCAGCCATCGCCGCCGCATATGCCGCATGGGACGCCACCGTAAAGTCCGCCAACGGCGTTTGCAACGCCGCGTACGTCGACGCCAACAAGGTTTATAAAGCCGCACTCACAGCGCAAGAGAAGGGGCGGACCGATGACTGACCTAAGAAAATTAAGAGCCGCCCACCACGCCGCACTCGCAGCCCACCACGCCGCCCGCGCCGCGCGCGACGCTGCTAACGACGCATACGATGCCGCCCGCGACGCCGCCGCCGACGCATACGACGCTTACGCCGCCGCCCGCGACGCCGCAGATGCAGCCATGACCGACGACTTGCGCGAGGCGGTGGCGCGGGCTTTGGCTAAGGCTGACAATGTGAATGGCGTTGGCTGGGTCATCTACTTGCCAAAAGCCGACGCCGCCCTAACCGTCGCGCGCTCGATCACCTTCGACGCTGCTAACGACGCCTACCGCGACGCTCTCGCAGCGCAAGAGAAGGAAACTGAACAATGACTAAACTCGAACTATTGAAACTCGCCGCGATGCTTTGCTTTTCGCTGCTGCTTTTTGCGGCGCTGGTTATGAGCATCCTTGCCGACTTAGGCTTTCGTTGGGGGCCGGGAGCATGACAATCGCTTTCGACATCAAGAACCGCTTCACCGGCGCAGCGCAAGAGAAGGAGACTGACCTATGACTGACGAAATCCAGAGACTGAAGGCCGAACTCGAAGCGGCCCACGCCGACCGAAACGCAGCCCGGCTCGCCGCCGTAGATGCCGCTTACGCCGCATGGGAAGCCGCCGCAAACTCCGCCAGCACCGCCCACGCCGCTTACGACGCCGCCATTGCCGCCTACCTCGCCGCCATTGCAGCGCAAGATAAGGAAGATAAAAATGTTTGAAGTTCAGTTATTCGACGACGTTGATGTGAGATATCCTTTGTTTGCGACCCCTGTTTTAGCAGAGGCTCAGTTCTTCTACGATCAGTACCGCCGCGACAATCCAGATGTTAGCATTCGTCTCATCGAGGTTCTGCGAAAGCGCTAAAATACTTGTGTACAATTATGCCAATCCATGTTATATTGGCATATATAATAGTACAACCGTGGAGATTGTTATGCAGATAGAAATATTTTCGTTGCCGACTATGAATGACGGCGTGAGTGCTGTTGAGCAGACGTTCTGCCAGATCTATACCAAGTATCGTAACGGTGAGACGCTGGATCCTGAAGTCCTTGACTGGATGGACTCGGCTAACACCTGGTTAATGGAGTCGAAGTAATGTCTGATGAATTTGCCGGTTTTGTGTTGGACCGAGAAGATGTTGCGTTGGTCAAGCGATCACTCCACTGTTATCGGGACATGCTCACTCGTATAGAAGAAAGCGAGCGGATAATTTCACCTGAGCTTGCTCGTGTTGTAGAGATGCAGCATCGCCTAGGTACTACTTGATAGATTTAACGGTGCCATAGCTCAGCTGGATAGAGCAAAAGCCTTCTAAGCTTTAGGTCGTAGGTTCAAGTCCTACTGGCATCACCATTTTTGAGGTATATTAATATGACTTGGTTTATTTTTGGGTTGTTTCTTTTGGCATTCAACATCTGGTTTGCTGTGAGAGATATACAGAATGGCGCAACCGTCAAGGCTGGACTTACATGGTTTGTTATTGCCGGGTTGTCCTTTGACCTGCTCGTGATTGAGCTTCCTAAACTCCTGTAGCTTAAAGGTGAAGCCGACCGCTCATAACGGTCTGAGTGTGGGTTCGAGTCCTACCGGGAGTACCATTTTTTTTATTTGGAGATTTATATGTTTTCGTTTTTTCAATCAGCACCTCATGGTGTCAAGGTCCGTGTCATTGGCGATGATAAGTCCGGTTACGATGCGCAGTGTGCTATTTGTTGCAGTCGCGTTATGCCTGATAATTGGCAGTTAGTAACCGAATCACAACAACAACGTCGGTTTGCAACCTTTCAGGAAGCTAAAGCCGCGGCTCTTAAAGAGCATAAAAGCTGGATTAACTTCTATGAGCGCATGGATCTTGAAAAGCTGGCCAAGAAAAATAAAAGCAATAAGGTAGTGTGGACGTATCCATAGTACCATGAGCCGGTGGCGGAGTGGTCCAACGCACAGGTCTGCAAAACCTGAAAACCGTGGGTTCGAATCCCACCTGGTTCTCCATTTTGAGTGAGTACAATGATTGAAAAAGCAAAGCAGGCGATTCTAGATTCGAGTCAACAGTCATCGGTGTATATCGGATGTGATTCGATTCGTTTCAGAAAGAATGATGTGTGGTACGCTAAGTACTCCACCGTTGTGATTGTGCATATGGATTCCAAGAACGGATGCAAGCTATTCCACGAGACGGTGGATATGCCTGACTATGGCAACATCAAGCAACGTCTGCTAACCGAGGTACAGTTTGCAGTTGCAACTGCCACCGAGGTGATAGATGTTCTAGGTAAACGTCACATGGAGATCCACCTTGATATCAATCCGAATCCAAAACACAAGTCTAGTGTTGCCGTTAAGGAAGCACTGGGATGGGTCAAGGGATCGCTAGGTATCGATGCTAAGATCAAGCCTGACTCATTCGCAGCCACTCACGCTGCAGACCATGTTGTGAGACACTAAAATAGTTGTGTACAATATGTCTATACTAGTGTATGTTAAGAATGAAGAGTGGAGTTGCGCAAGTGAAGAGTACGATTGTCTATCTACACGGCTACGGAAGTTCACCCGAGGGTGATACTGCTCAACACATCAAGAATTCTTTTCCTGGTCAGAAGTTTATCGCTCCTGCGATCGACCATAACCAGCATCCTGATGTCTTGAAGAAGCAGATGGATAACCTGGCTAAGAGGCTAAAGAAGCATGATGATCCAATCATTGTTGGTTCTAGTGCTGGCGGCTTCTGGGGTGACTACATGGCAGCCAAGCATGGTATCAAGACCGTGTTGGTAAACCCTTCGTTGAAGCCATCGGCCAATTATAAGAAGTACAATCTCCCCAAGGAGCATTATGCTGCATACAAGAAGCTAGAGGATGCGTCGGTTGGTCATGCACGTCACCATGTAGTAGTCTTCCATGGTACCGAGGACACGGTTGTGCCCAGAGAACATATCCATACTCACTACAAGAATCCTATCGATCTTCACGGTGAAGGTCATCGTGTCGTCAACTTCACTCCGGTAATAAATACCATCAATAAGATGATCGGCAATTTCCCGGAGCACCATTAATGGACACATTCAAAGACTTCATCCTTCAAGAACGGTTCAAGAACCTTCTGCCACAACATGAGGATGAGAAGCATAAGCATGCTGATCACGTGTTCAATATGGTTCAGAAGGCATACCATCACATCGGTGGTATCCATGGATCAGGATTTAAGAATCCTGCCGACATGGTCAAGAACATTCCTATGTGGAAACTCCACAAGGACTCGTCTGGCAAGGTCAGAGGTGTTGCACTGTACAAGGATAAGACAGGCCGGAAGCGCGTAGCTATGGCATCTGACGGTTCTGATGAGGGTAAGGCTGGCCTAGCTAACATCATCAAGGGTGATATCAGCCAGAAAAGGTCACATGCAGAGATCTCCGGTCCATC